CGACCAGTTCTTGCGCACGATCTAGTGTCGGCGCTCTTGTTTCAAATACATGAATCATATCTCTTCTCCTATGTGATCTGGGATTATTACCATTAGTTACCATCCGAGGCAAGGCAAAAGTTAACCGGGGTAGCTTTTCAATTAACCTTTTAACCCGAACAACTTATCGGATTAGATGTTATCCCGTCCGGTCTGACGTTCGTATTCACCACATGACAGTGGGCCACCGACAACTCCGAGCCACTTTTCAGTACCGCCAGTTGACAGAGAATACTTGCGAATAAGACCTTGTGTCAGTGCAATTTTCACTGTGTCTTTGACCGTTGTTTCTCCGACCCCCTGCATTACGACTACGCAAGGCTCGATGGGTGGCGTTATTCTTGCTGACTCGAAGATGCCGTCATCGCGACCACCGACGGTCACTGCGCGGCCTTCGTTTTCACGCATACGAATAAAGTCTACGATGTGACCGATTCGATCCCTTGTCGCCTGTGACATAAGAACTGACCTTAGATCGACAGACCTATCCACCAATAGTCCAGTGTTCGGATCACGAATGAAGTTGCGAATGTCACGATTGGCTGGGCCGTTTGATTTCACGACTGCGCCATCGAACACGGCATTGCGCGAGTATTCCACACCTAGATCACGACAGCGTTGCTTGCCTGTGCCTTCATCTACAGACCAGACTGCGAATGCTGAACGCACGCCATCAACGATAGCGGATGTACCTCGAATAAGGTTACGCGCTTGTTCCGGTGTTGTGACTGGTTCGTTGTCTTTGATCTTCGCCATGTGGTGATTGACCATGACAGTTGCGCCAGTTTCGGTTGCCATCTGAGCGAGTAGGCCCATGAAAGCAGCCCCAGCGGCAGGGTCAGCGTTTACATCTGCGTGAACGAATGACGCCATAGGATCAATAATGATTAGCTTTAGCTCTGATAGCTCTAGCATCTGGTCATAAATGCGTGAAAACTCTTCGCCCATCAGGTAGCTGTTGTCGAACTTTTGCATGATAGGAAACACACCACCGAGGTTTGGAAGTGGTAGAATCCTCAAGTTGTGTGCGTAGCTTTCCCGTGCGCGTTTAGGATCGAGGCGCGAAATACGTCTGTGCATCTCGTCTTTGTCATCTTCCGCAGTGATTAGAATTACGTCACCGTGTTCTGATACTATGCCACCGAATGAGTTTTGCATTGGCGTACCCGATGCGATCTTCATTGCGAGGTCTAGCGTCATCATGCCTTTACCACTGTCACCAGCAGCGGCGAACACGCATGGAATGCCAAGTGGAATTGTGTCAGCAATTAGAAACTTTTGCTCGGCTGGTTTACCGACAAAGTATGTGTTGATTAGCAGGCTTTCATCAAGCAGTGAGATTGGCTTTTTAATCTTGCTTTCCTGTGACTTGATGAACTTTTCGATGTCAAAGCCCTCATCAAGAGCGTCAGCGGCATCCCACTTCTCTTCTTTTGTAGAGGGGATTTTTAGAGTGAGAGTTGTCTTGGCTCCAGCTTCCTTGGCCCCAGCCTCTACGATCCGTGCCAGCTTCTTTCCAGCATCATCATTATCGGGCCATAGGATCACTTCTTTATTGCGCAGGGGAGTGAAGTCAAACTTCTGTGCAGTGTTTTCGGAGAGCATACCAGCACCGCCAATGGTGCAAGTCGCTGCGTATCCTAGCTGTGTTAAAGCATCCGCGCATTTCTCGCCTTCGACCCAGATGATTTTATCTGCGCCTAAGATGTTCGGGATATTGTATAGCGGCCTTGGCTCTGGGATGCCTTGACGGCCACCCATGAATTGACGGAACTGCTTTTTTGGTTTCCCGGCACTATCCCGAACAATTTCTCCGGTTACGTCCCGGTCAAAGTATTTTCGAACGGTAACGAGAACTACACCATCGGCGTCCGTGTAGGAATATTCATCCTCGAATGGTGTGCTGGGGTTTATAGATCGTTTTTGTTCGGGTTGTTTTGGTACGGAAGCGGCAGGTGGAGTTGCCATGACAGAGAAGTTCACGGGATTGTTCGGCTTAACGATGTTGACAGGGGCAGCAACGTAGTCTTGAGGAACGTAATCCTTAAAGTAGTCAAAGGTTTCGGCCAGAGTATATCCACGGCCTTCTTTGAAAATCTTTGTGATACCACCGACACCATCGCCTGACTCGAAATCCTTACCACTAAGGAACCAAGGGCTACTTGTGTCGATGTTAATGACGAGAGACCTTCCCGCCTCACCTCTGAGCGATCCAATGAAGAACTCCTTACCTCTTTGGACTCCTTGGGGGTATGTATCCAACAGTGCTTGCAACTGTATGCTACGAGGAACCTCGGTTGAAATTCTCTCTGCTACTTCTTTCGGTGTCTTGCCAAAACTTAAAATGTTCATTATCTTGTCCCTGTCCACAACTTCGCTACTAAATATGGGATGCCGCCCACGAAGCGCGTCCCATATTTTATTCTTTCCAGCATGTTTCACGGAACTCGCAAAACTTGCATAAGAAGAAATCTTTACTTTGAGCAATACGCGGTAAAATGTCATTGGCCTTTGCAGCCGTCAAGATGTTAACCGCTCGATCACTTGCCTCTTGAGCCAACTTCGCATTGTAAGGCACTAATTCGTAATACACTTCTGAGGTGTTTTTATTTACGACAGTGAATAATGCGGGGTTTTCACTCAGGTCCATGTAGGTCTGATATAGCGCCAACTGCGTTGCATATGTCTTGTTGGCTTTCTCGACGCCATGACGCACGAACGCTTTGAACTTACTGTCATTGGCAGACTTACACTCCCATAGCGCAGGGTAGGCCATATCAACTGGCCCATCGCAAACAACGCCATCTATGTGTCCGCGTATCTCACCATCCGCGATAGAGAAACCGAACTGTCCCCCGTTCTTGTCTTCTGTTCTAAGGTCAAATCCAGCGTCCCTGAGCCACTTTGTAGCGTAGACCTCGATCTCATGCCCGAATTGGAAGATGCGCAGTGTACGGGCGCTAAATGCCTTGTCTGGGTCGATTGTGTAGTTCAGATAGCGGTACTGTATTTTGCGAGAGCATTCATCGCCAATACTGGATGCGCCGATATACTTGCGGCGTTCGCGCTTTTCCTCTCCAGCTACAATCGCATTATCCACTGCCTCAGTAATTTGTTCGGCAATAGGGTTTGTCTTAGAATGGGATTGAAGTAGAGGGCCAAGTGCCCGTTGACTTAAAGTAGGTGTCTTCGAGTTTTCCAATGTGTATCTCCGCTGCTAGGGGTTTTGATTCTTGAATCGCAAAAATTAAAGTGTGTACTTGCGCTTCTGTGAGGTCAGAGAAACTTGTACTCCACCCGAATATTCCAAGTATGTGTGCCAGTTCCTTCATTGGTTCTGGCGCTGTCGGTAAATCACTCAATGCACTGTCTCCCCTTCTGCTGTGATTAAATCTATTAGGCTGTCAACTTCTTCGGTATCAAGGTCTTCGTTTCTAAACCCCAAGCTCATAACCTCTTCACCTCTGACTTTAATGATCGCGTTGCCAAACATGATTGTTTGATCCGAATCATATATTGTGTCGTGAATTATTGAGTTCGCCACCAACTGAATTTCTTTCATGTCGTTGCTATTGCTTACCCAACACATGATTTCAGATTCCGCGCTGGTAATCTCACCATCATCTTTTTCGACTATAAGGAGGTGCATTTCGAACCTTGGCATCATGTATCCTGAGTTGATATTTCGCCAGCCAGAGCGGCGTAACCAGCCAAATCAATGTAGTTGTCCTCGTGCTGTGCATTTCCAGCGATGCGAGCGATCTTGAACAGCGACATCATTATTGCGACATCGCTGGCCTCAAGTGGGCTTTCTGGAATGCTTCGATTTGACAACCACCATGACCAAGCATCGGCTATGGTTTGAAAGCTATCCTCAGCGTCTCCGTGCGTCGCTGCGCGGTCAACTGTGATGCAGTTTTCTGCGGTCTGAAGTATCTCATCTCTGTTCACTTTTTGCCTTCCTTCATATGTTGCGTATTTCTAGTTTAGTTAACATTGGCTACTTCGTATGCTTACAAAATCTCTTATTGTAAGCACGTTATTCTCCAATTATTTTCTTGCGCTGATCTGCTATAAGCTGATCAATTTGTTTACGGTTGAAGTAATAACCCAAGCAACACGCCGCCTTATACTTCGTCCAAGAGAAATCCATCTCACTAACGGTAACTCCATTACGGCGCAGCAATTCTTTCTGCTTTGGTGTCGCTGCCTGATTAAGCCAGCGTTTAGACTTGTTTGCAGCCGTGCTGTCCTCGATTTCACGTAGGAAGTCGTCAGCCGCAGCCATAGCTTGAACCTTCTCTCCGATGGACACCACTCTCGCACGTCCTGTCTGAGACTTTACGATAGCGATCCAATAGTCACCAACCTTGCCGACTAACGAGAAACCGTTAAACCCTGTAGCCATCATAGCAGTGCCATACCCATAAGGGTCAATCCACATGAATGGAGATAGCTGCATTAGATCGTATTCGGTCATTACGAAGTCTGTCAGTTCGCTCTTTTCTTTGGACTCAAATAAATGATCACAAAACGGGCAAATTCGAGTGTTCGTTGAAACTTCACTGTCGCACTCTGGGCATACTTTAGTTGGGCCTTCACCCTCTTCACCTTCGCGCTTAGAGCCGTCTAGGTTCGCTGTTTCATCCAGAGCACCATGCGTGATGATTGACGTGCCGAAGTCCATAACAACGCAATCGGTCTTGATGGTGTCTGGATAGATCTCAGGATCGACGATGCGCAGACCGCGCCCAATCATCTGCACCATTGTGCCTTTTTGAGAGCATGGTCGCGTTAGGATGATGCAAGACACTGGCGGAGCGTCGAACCCCTCTGTTAGCACCATGACGTTAACGATCACTTGCATGTCACCGAACTCAAGATCGTGCAGCATCTCAGCACGTTTGTCTTTGTGAGTTTCGCCAGTTACGAAATCTGCTTTAATACCAGCGCGTAGGAAAGCCTCACAAACGTGTTCCGCGTGTAGAACTGTAGAGCAGAACACAACGGTCTTGCGATCCCCTGCCTTCTCTTTCCATTCGTCTACGATGCGTTCGTTAATGACGCGGCGATCCATAATGGCCGCAACCTCTTCCATGTCATATTCTTTGCCACGGCGTGTCACGTTATCGAGTTGATCGTTAAGGCCGAGGTCAACAACGTAGGACGTTGGACGCACTAAAAAGCCTTCTCGGATTAAAGTCGCCATTTCAATCTGGTGTGCGCAATTGCTGAATACTTCGCGTAAGCCTTTGCCATCCCCACGGTTGGGCGTTGCAGTAAAGCCTACGATCTCAGCTTGTTCGTTGTCCATTCGAACGGCGTCGATGACCTTGCGATATGTGTCAGCAGCCGCATGGTGGCCTTCATCAATCACAACCATGTCAAATACAGGGCGATCACGTAGGTTACGGTCACGCGACATTGTTTGAACCATTGAGAAAATGGCCTCGCCATCCCAATGTTTAACTGTGCCGTTAACGATGCTTGTGGTGATGTACGGGTTAACCTTCTCGAACTTCTGCTTGTTTTGAGAAACAAGTTCGTCCCTGTGTTGGATAACCAAAATTCTTCGGCCCTTACTGTGGCGTTTGCCAACGAGAGCGGAAAGCATGATGGTTTTGCCTGCACCTGTGGGGGCGACAACGAGAGTGTTTTTGTGCTTGTCTAACGCGTTACATGCGTCAGACACAGCTACCTCTTGGTATGGTCTGAGTATCATAGCTTAATCCAAATACTTAAAATTGGATAAGGGGATGTGGACAACAGGTTCTACGTCCTGCCAGTCACCGCGATCCTTACGGCCCCCTACGAACACAGGCCAATCGTAGTTAAATGCTGCATAGCCTATTTTGTCTGTCCATTTGACCACAAGAACACTAGATAAACCGCAGGCGTCTTGCAAGTTTTTAGCGGCTGAAACCTTGGCAACAGAAAGTATATAGGTGTTGTACTTGTTGTGAATGTTTTTGCGAACTTTTACTTCACAAAACCCTGTAACTGCATCACCTATCATTAAACAATAATCAAGATGATATTGCTTCGGCAATTTTGCAAAACTTAAATTAATCCAAGTATCACAAAACTTTGTAATAACATCTTTCTCATTAAGTAAGTCTTCACTTGTCTCATACGTTGGACGCATGTGATTTCTCCTATTTGCTAGATTAGTAAGTTGGGGGGATTAGCGGCCACGGCCCCCCTATCCGTGTTCTAGCAGGCGCGGAATGGCCTTGCCGCTAGTTTAACTTTGCGCCCAAGATGGAACTGCGCCGCTATTTTGCGCAGGTGCTTGTGGAGTGACATTCTGAGCAACAGATGTTTGCTG